GTACAACACTTTGCATTCGTCGATGGTCACAGCCACAACCAAGTTGAATGCTTTACGCACTCGTTCTTCAGATACCTCTGTGCCAATAGGCTGACCGAACTCTGGGTCGGACTCGGTAATGAGGTGACCGATTCCGAAAGTTGGTAAATTAAGATGATCCAAATACACGGAGTACTTACAGCCCTCGTCGTCTGCAAGCTCTTGTCTTAGTTGATCTTTGTTCATTACTGCCTCTGAAAAATTTGTAAGTTTTTAAGTATATCAATTGGATTGCTACCTAGCAAACTAGTATCTCTAGAGGAGGGTGCGGGAGATGCCAAGGGGTTAACACCTCCCGCTTGCGCCACTGGCGGAGGAGCGCCAGAGGCAGCAACTTGTTGGGTCGGTGCTATTGTAGGTGATTGTGATACAGGTTCAAGGTCCAAGGTAGGAGTTTCTTCTTCTTCGGGCGGACTCATCGTGCCCAGCGGTTGATTACGAAGTTCGTTCCTAATTCTATTGATTTCTTGTCTTGGTAAATCTAACTCGTTACGACGGACATTTTGACGAACAGTTGGACTGATATCGATGGGATCGAAGTCGCCACGCATGACATTATTTATGCCACCAATTCCTGCATCTCGGAACACTTTTCTAATCTGACCATCACTCATACCGAGCAATCGCATGTCTTCAACGATGTTGAACATCCTACTTTGAACACGGAAGGAAGCATCACTTGCTCTTCGATATGCATCCACAAAATCTTGTGGTGTTGCGTTGCCGCGATTGGATACCGTGGTAAATATATTGTTAGCATTTGTTCTGGCTCTTGAAAACTCATAGCCTTTGAACTTTAGTGCTGTAGATTCAATCGGGTTTTCTGTGATACCTGAGAACGCTCGAGCCAGTTCCTTTGAAAGCTCACGCTCTCTTAACATACGATCCTTGGTAGATATGCCAAGACCTTCTAGTCCAAGGCCAGAAACCACGCCTCGTCCAAACCTGCTGACCTCAAATTCTCCTGATCTTACGTCTATCGGTATGGCCGAAGGAAGTATGCCGTCTATGATATGTGCGAAACCTTTTGCAAGCTTGTCCCCGGCGGAGTCTTCTTCATTATATACTTTTGCACCAGTGACAGTTCTGCCACCTCTGCCACCTATAAGCTGACCGACCTGACGTAATCCGATTGTCTCAGCCTCGGGATCAAATACGTCACGGAGTTTAGCGGTGATGATTGCTTCTTCTGTAAACGGTGCAAACAACTCACGCATTGACTCGTTAGCAGCTTCAAATGTAATTACTGCTCCATTTTTACCTTCTCTTTGCCCTTGCTCTGCCTTGTTGATTGCAGCAATGGCAATCTTCTCAAGCATATCATAAGGATTCGAGTAGCTGTAATTTACATAAGTTGGTAAGCCTGTCTCTTTGTCTCTGCCTGTTGGTATTAGTCTAGCGTTCTTCTCCCAAGATGGAGCCAAGGAACGCTGATATGCTTTCATCTCTTCTTCGGACACACCTGACAGTTCGTAAGATGCAGCGGATACAGCAGCAGGTAGCGCACCAAACGTGGTAAGGGCACCTGTAAGTCTACGCAGCCCTATCTTACGAATACTTGCACTCTCACTTGCTAATTCATCAATACCACGAGCGATTGTGTTTGCACCTGTTCTTAGTATCTCATACGGGAATGCAATAAAGTTGCCGACAGGAGCACGTCTTAAAGTCTTAATGACTTGAGGTGCCATGTTGTAGTTAGGAACTGTGTTGCGAACGATCCTGGCAGCTTCCTGTTTCAATACATCATCCGAAACTTGTATGCCGTCTGCGCGATAAGCATTCCTAAGTTTGTTCAATTCAAAATTAAAGTTATAAATCTTCCAGATATCATCCCCTGCCTGATACAAGTTCTCAGCAGCTTTTACAGGTTTTGCTTCAGCCACGTTACCAAGGAAAGATCCAAGTTTTGTGTCACCGTACTTACCACCAAACTTACCACCAACAGGTATGCCGTTTATCTCATCGGTGCTGTAACCCAAGCCTCTTTGAATAAGATCTTGAAGTTCTCGAAGCTGTGCTTGAGATCCTACAACTCCCAATCTCTGTAGCTCTTGAAAGTTTTCCAACGCCTCTTTGGAGCTAACATCAGTAAACAGATTGTTGTAAACCAGACGAACTGACTCGCCAAGGTTTGACCCACGACCTATGTTACCTTGAGCCAGTGCAAAAGCAGATGCTGTTGTCACGTTACGAAGCTGTGTTATTGGAGACAGAACTGTTTTACCAAACTGTGTGGCACCCTTAGTTCTGAGAAAAGCGGAGTATGTGTTTCTTGCAGCGTTGCCTAAGACGTTGGTATCACCTATCACAAGTCTCGTTAGCTCTCGATCCATTGTCGGTGAAACAGCAAAGCCACGAAGAGATCCAAAGCTGCCTTCATCATACTTCAGCCCATCATCTAGAACTGTAAATCCCTCTCTTCTCAAAGCAGACAACTCACCCGGACTAAGTTCAGAGGTGTCTCTAAACAGTTTAGCTATACCGGGATTTTTAGGAATTAGTCTTGTAGTCCCATCATCTAGCGTCTGTTCAACAGTTTCTGTAGCAAGATTTCTAATTCTACCAAAGTAATTGTCAACAGCTTTAAACTCAGCAAGATCAGAAATAGTGCCAAGGAAACTTTCTTTTGGATCTGTTATCTCACCAAGTAACTCACGCTTGTATTTTGGTAAGTTTATTCTGGCTGAAAAAAGCTTTGGATTTATTTTGTATTCAGCAACTCTGCGAATACCTTTAGATCTAGCGGCTGACCTTTTTGAATGCATCTTTAGAAAATAATCGGCGGCAGTTCTTGCCTGAAACTCACTAATATCATCACTAGCCATGACATATTTTACGCCATCTTCGTCGATCAATTGATCTGCTTCATCAACTTGACGAAGACCAAAGTCTCTCATAAGTGCGTTTCTCTCTGCCACCGGAGTCGTTTCTACAATTTTACCCAGTTCATCAGCAACAGCTTGAGGGTTTTCTTGAAATCCTTTTATGGCCTTTGCCATAATTTCTTCTGTTGGCGCATAGTTTTTGACTTCAAAGGATTGATATCGTCTGCGAAGATATGTGTTCAGGTTCTTTTCAATGTCTTTACGGATTATTTGACCAACATTCTTGCCACTCTTGGTGGTTATATTATCCAGTGACTTCATGTAATCACTTTGCAAAATGTCTTCGTTAAGTCGCCTTACCAAACCTCGCATGCTTTTAGCTTGTTCGGCTACGTTCTCGGGTAATTCATCAAGTGCTCGTTGTCTTGCTTCTTTTGTGGCACCTGTTAGAAACTCTTCTATGTTTGTAAAGATGCTCTGCTTTGAAAGACTGCTGGCCTCTGTGGTGACTTTGTCCGCTTCCTTTAAAACTTTATCCACCTCAGTGTCGAGTCTTGAAAGAACACCCTTGGCTTCTTTTATTATGGCATCCGTCTCACCTGTGATTGCCAACCGTGCTTCAGCAATCTCTTCTGGTAAGAATCCTCTATATCTAAACACAGAAGCAGTATCTGCAAGAGTATTAGCTATGAAACCCTGGTCCTGGCCCAAGGCTCTCTTTGCCTCGATCGTATCAAGACCACTGGTTAACTTTCTTGCTCCTGCCTGTAGGCCACGAGCCGTTCCTCTGACAGCGTCAGATAGAATGGGTGTTTCTGTTAAAACTTTACCAGCAACAGTACCCGTGCCAGCCAATAGTGCCGGGGCTACGATTGTAGCCACACCTGTTTCTGCACCTATTTTTAATTTGTTGGTTAGCCTGCGTAGGGCTTCTTCTCTACCGCTAAGTCCTATCTCTTGATCGGTTTGAGTTGGTCCACCCTCAAAAAAATCAGCAATTGTGGTCGTACCGTCGGTTGCAACCATAGCATCAGCGGCTCCAGCAGCGGCAACTTGTTGTGCACCAAGTGCCAGTCTTTCTCCTGTGGTTATACCTTTACCCGGCAATGCAGATGCCTTGCCTGAACGCAAAGCCTTGTTGAGCCTGCCAACTTTTGAGAGCTTACTGACAGCACTGGCGGCACCAAGACCGGGAACGACAAACTGTGTAATAACTTCTGCACCTTTGCCAATCACACCCTCGGGATCTATCCCGGCGGCATCACGCAATTTGTTGGCGGCATTTGTGACAGAGGACGCATAGTCTGTATCGGCTATGAGGTCTATACCAGAAGCACCCAGTTCCAAGATCCCTTGTGGTATGGCAATGAGTCCAGAACCTACGCCCTCGAAGAACTCTTGAGCCACGCCCTCATCAGTTTCTGGTGTGATTTCAGGTTCTACAGAAAAACCAAGATCTATTAATTCATTATCTTCTTTTTCAGGCTCCTGTGCAGGTGCAGGTGTTGCAAAAGCACCAAGGTCTATTAGTTCTTCAGCCATGACTTTACCTCACAGGTACTAAAGTGCCAGCGTTTGTCACTAAATAATTACCTTGTTTTGTTGGAACGGTTTCTCCAGGCTTATATTTTGATATTTGATTTCTTTGAGCCTCCGGCAAGTCGGCTATCGTGATGGTTGCAGGTGCTGCTGTCTGTACACCGCCCATCAAACCACCGATTGCTTCTTGTGCCTTTTCTACTCCCATTTGTTTAAACATTTCGGTTGTAACGCCCGTCTGTGCAAATATTATGGCTTGAGATGGAAGCATACCACTAGCCACTAGTCTGTTATAACGCTGTTGTTCATCCGTAGGTCTAGTAGTGGAAAGGGCTTTTGTCGCAGCATATGCATCATCGAGAGTCGGGTATTTTGTAGGATTGGACGCTTGTAAGATTCTCGCAGTTTTTATGGCGGCGCTATCCTCTTGATTTTTTAACTCTTGAAGCTCCATTTTAAAGTCGTTGTTCATTTGTTGCAGAGCTTCTGCGTTCTCTGCTTTAATACCAAGCATTGCGATGTTTTGTCTAAATGTTCTGTTATTTAAATCTCGTTTAAATTTAAACTCGTCAACCTGCCGCTGTTCCGCAGAGGTTAGCTGCCTGTCTAACCGTTCTAAAGCTGCAACATCTTTCTGTTCTTGTAGATCTTTTCGAAATTGTTGTTCATCCGCGCGAATCAAGTTTTCATATGCACGTTTTTCTTCTACAGAAATCTCTGCGCCGACTTCGTCAATTGCTTTTAGAGCTATGGCTCTGTCTTCTTTGCGCTTGGCCTCACTCTTTTCGCCCACAACTTTTGCATAACTACCAAGAGTAAGCTTGGCAGCTTCAGCAAAATTAGCAAGAGCACTTGAACTCTGCCCCGTAGCCGTTAATAATCCAAGCATTATTAGATTATAATTAGCATCCGTACGCATGTCTTTTGCTTTATCTTCACCAAGAATTTCTTTTATCAAAGCCTGACGAGCTTTAACTCTTTCTTTTCTATTCTTAGCCGTAATTCCTAGAATTGAGTCGGTTGCCTCTGCTTTTTCTTTGTCAGTAGCGTTTGATTGTTGCGTCTCTAAAGCGGAGGCTATAGCAGCATCAATATTTTCATTAGTCTTTGCTCCAATAACAGTCTTCTCTGCTTGAGCGTCAGCAGTTTCATTTTTTAGTGCTATGTCAAGGGCAGCTTCAACAGCAGTTTTTTTCTTTTCAACTTTTTTAGATGGTTTTGGTTTTGCTTTTGGATCTACCGTGCTAACCTGTCTACCCGTGGCATCAGTTGTTTTAGCACCACTTCCATCCTCTGCCGCTAACTGTTCCGAAGCCATAAGATCATCGTCCGGTAACGATGAACTGGCAACTTCAAAGTCAGGAATTACATTTATATCTGGATCATCTTGAAGAGATGCCGATAATTCCTGCGGAGTGGTTTGAAGCGCGGGGCCTAAAAATGATTTAGTAAACTGTGCCTTGGCTGCGGCGGGACTGGAGGCATATCCTTTAGGATCAGGTATTGCATCTCTTATCATAGCCATA